GTCTGGATGATACCCAGCTCGACGCACGTTTGAAAGGCAACCTGCCCCCACAGTTGCCCCTGATCACCACTCCAGTAGCGTTGCCGGATGCGAACCACCCGATCAATCTCCCGGTCAATCGGTTCCTTCAAGCCGGGGTCTGTTGCGTCGAGCCATCGGACGACTGCGGGAGCGAGATTGTTGGCGACATCTTCACGGGAGATGACGTAGGACTTCTCACAGAAGCGCATCAGGACCGCCATCAAAGCCGGGTCTTCGGGAGGTGTTGCGGTCATTCCCCAGATGGCACCTTTGCAGGTTTCGACCTGAGACTGCCAGCCCTGGGCGCTTGCGAGGTGATGAAGTTCATCTCCCACCAGCACATCCCGGTCGCTCCAATCAGTAGCAGCCGCAGCGCAGGCGATGCGGATGTCCTGCTTGGCGACCAGCGGGAAGATGTCCATTGCCTTCTGCGCCTGCTGGCATTGCTCGCGGGTGTTTGCCATCCAACCGATACGGACCTTACGCCCCCGGACGCGGCTTTTGATGGCCATGTCCAAGGCGTATGCCGCGATTATGGTTTTCCCGCTGCCAGCGGGGGAGACTAACAGGCCACGCTTCCTGCGCGAGAGCCACTCTGCGGCTTGATGCTGATACGGCCTTACAGAAAAGCTCATACCTTCACCACTCCCAATCCAGCAAACGCCTCACGGAACCGCTTCAAGTTCGGCCCCATGTAGGTGACGACGGAGCCTTTCGTAACGCCTTTCTTCACGGAGCCATCCGGCAGGAAGTAGTTGGTGCGCGGTTGCAGGTAGCACTGCGGGAAGTCCAACAGCGGACGAAACCATTGCTCTGAAGTTGCGGCATAGGTGATGCAGCAGGCGGAAAACACAGCCCCATCCGACACGCTTCCAACCAGCTTGTTGATCCAGAGCGGATTGTTCTCACGGCTGAACGGGTGATTCATAAACACGTTTCCATACCAGCGCATCCCTAAACCCTGACTGGAGAGAAATCGTTCCGCCTTAACAAGCTGGTTGGCGGTTTCACTTGAGGCCGGGTCGAGGTGAATCCTACCAAGCGTTTTCCTCGCAGCCTCAATGATGAATGGCGGCGTGTAGTATTCGTAGTCGCCAGAGTCCTGATTGATTAGTTGTGCAGCATTCATCTCAATGTCTCCCCCTCAAAAAGCGGCTCCCATCAGCGGTCCCAGAAGCCTCCATGTTGCGAGCAAATGTCTCATCATCCACCGTTCTCGGAAGCGACTTCACCGAGTTCACCTTGACACCCATCGCCTCGGAATACTTGGAGGAAGTCTCTGAAAGCCTGGGCTTGCCAGAACTCTTCCCACGAGGCTCGAAAGCACCAACCTCAATGAGCCATGCGTCCAGCTTCACCGCCAGAGCGACAGCCCGCTTGTGCGAGAGCTTGTGCAGGCAGTAATTCAAGCCAAACCCTCTGCCATCTCTCGTGATGACATCCAATCCAGCAGCCTCGGCGGTCTGGTATCCAACCAGAGACTTGTAAGGACCGACCAGCAGGCAGTATTTGCCGTCATCTTGCTTGGTGACGTGGACGTGGCGGAGGCTCATAGCGACAACTCCATCTGGCCCTTCCAGGGAGCGGCGTTATGGTTCTTCAGCAGCGTCTCTGCCAAAGCCCGACTCTTCAAGCGCCACCCCCACACGATGCGCCCCTTCTGCTCGGGCCGCTGGGAGTTCCTCCAAGCGCCGGTCTTCTCGATGATGTTGGCTTGGTAGAGCACCTTGAAGGCGTTTCCGATGGCATTGCGCGAATCGGGTGGCACGTTGCTGAATGCTTGCTCGTCCGGCCAGAACATGTCTCCGTGGTATTGAAGAGCCATATCCACGATGCCAACAATCGCCGCCCTTAGGTCGTTCGGCTTGAAGGCGATTTGCAGAGCCAAGCCGTCAGTCGTCTTCATTTAGCAGCCTTTCGCGCCTTCAACCTCTCAAATGCCGCCTTCAAAGCGAGCCCACTCCCCAGCAGCGGCTCCACCGGGTCGCCCTTGTTGCACAACCACCGATAGACGACGCTCTTGGCAATCTTCTGGCCGGTGATGGCGTGGTATTCGTCGGCGAGCATCTGGCCGGTGATGCCAGCCTTCAATCCTGCGCGGATTGGCGACAGGTAACTTTCGGAGAGCTTCTTGGAGGGTTGCTGCTTCATTGCTGTGGTTACAAATATGATACTGGAAGTTTCTGGTCAACTCTTTTCGATCAACCCGAGGAGGAAATCTTTTGCCTCGTCGCAGGAGAACACTACGGCGGTCTTCGCTCCGGCCTTCTGCATCCAGGCCAGCTCTCCGATTTGCTCGACGGAGGGCTTCTGGCCGGGGCGTTTAACTTCGATGCCAAAGGCTACCGAGGCGAAGACTCCCACAAAATCCGGCACGCCCGACCTGGAAGTAGTCGCCTTATCCATCCGCTTTCGGTCCCACCAGCAGTGGTGGCTTTGGGTCTTGAGCCACGCCTCGATCTGTTCTTGGATCTCAGCCTCCAGTATTGGCCTGCGGTCCAGCCGTTGAGTCTTCTTCAACTGCTCCTTCTGGATGGACTCTGCGATGAGGCCGATGGGAGCCTTCTTCTTGGCTTGGTCCCTCAAGACTCGCTCATTGTGGGCGAGATACTGGTCGTCGGACCACTTAGCAAACGGATTCATGGTGGTTAGTTGACTGCTTGCGGAATAATTGGCGGCTTCGGCAATGATTTCCAATGCGTCGGCTTGTAGTCGTCATCGGTTAGGAGTTGGCCGCTCCATTCTTTACCATCCCACCAAGCATCTCTGTGGGTGTTTCCCCAAAGCCAGCCTTCATTATCATCTACGCGCCCGCCAATCCAGATACCTTCGCCGTCCCAAAGCCAGACGATTTCATCCAGCGGCGGCAGGTTTTTATCGCTGACCAGCTCCCAGTTTTCGACACTCATACCTTCACTTCCTCCTTCAATGTTAAAATCCAAAAGCGTTCTTTGCGGTTGTTCCCTTCCGCACGCTTCGCCTCAACGTAGTTGCTGAGGTGGCGCTTTACGGCTCGCATGACGGCGGCTTCTTGAGCGCCAGCTTCTCGGGGTGTCTCGGCAGCTTTGAAGGTGTCAATCTCGTAAGTCAGATTTTCAATGGACACGCTTTTCATACGCCGCATAACGGTCAGAATCTTCCTCTGGAAATCCGTCAGGCCGTCGTAAGGCTCAACCTCGTGCGCTCCCACAGCCCAGCTTTCCTTCTTCTCGCCACGCTGAACCATCACAAAGTTGCCAGCGGTGCCTAGCACAACACCCTCAAACCTCGCAATACCACGCACTGCTGGCCTCACTGTTACAGTCATGCCCTTCTTGATGTCTTCGACTTTCATATTCTCCTCATTAGGTATCCCATCTCATACGCCCACGCTGGCTGCTCGTGGATTCTGCGATGGCAGTTATCATCAATCGCCAGAAAGAACTCCTTCTCGCAGAGCAGCTTGCCACGACCTTTCTTGTGGTGAATTTGAGTGGATGGCTCCACCCCGCACACCTCGCATAGCTGGTGCAAAACAAGATACTCCACCCGGACCCGCTGGTATTCTTTTAGGAGCTTGCGCATCTGGGGGCTGCACTTCCTGACAGGCTTCTGTCGAAGCTTCTTCTTGGCGGGCTTCTTCTGCGGGCTCCTTGGATGCAACCCTTTGCGGAGCTTCGTCCAGAGTGCTGGCCGGGTTTTCTTTTGGTAGCTGCGGTGAATCATGCTCCCTGCGGCTCCTCTCCTGTAGCCTTCGCTACCATCTGGCCGAACAAGGTGAACGCCCCTGGCGAACCGATTCCAACTAGATGCTTACAGGCAGAAACCGAGAAGTCTTTCTTCTCATAGAACGGCTGGACGCGGCACCTGAATTGGGAACATGTGCATTGACCCCGACCCCAAAAAGCGCGGACATCAATGATGTAGTCCACCGGCTCACCTTCACCCTGACACTTTGGGCATTTCATTGAGGAGTTCCTCTTAAAGTCGTGCTTGCAGGCCGCGCATTGAAGCTGATTCTGACTGGCCACCCGGAAGCGGCCCACCTCGTTCGGCTCAGGGCGGATGTCTAGGGTTTCAGGCATGGCTTACAGGGGCAGTGGAAGCTCGTAGTCCTCGGGCTTCATAGGGACGGTCTCAATCGGATTCTTGAAGGCGGTGTCCTCTTGGTAGTAGAGGGTCTTGGTATTCTTGGCTGGGTCCATCACGGCTATGACAGGGATTTTCACCTGCTCCTTGGCCCGCGCAATTTTCATGTTGAACTGCTGCTTCACCCTCTGCTCGTCCTTATACTCGCGCTCGGACGCCTCATAAAAAGCCTTCAGACTGGCGACAATGCCTTCAAGTTTCAGAAAGACATCATCCCGCTGGCGATACAACTCCAACAGCTCCGCATCCGTGGCGCGTTGCCGAAGGATGAACTGCTTGGCGGGGGGTTGTGGTGGGCGCGTGCTCATGCTGGTGGTCACAAATATGCTACTATTTGGAATTCGTCAAGGGATTATTTTCTAGCGGCGTGATGGCCAGTCGCAGTGAATCATTCCACCTGTCTCGTTAAGGCGGCTCACGAGGGAGCGTCCTAAGTGAGCTGTAAGCTCCTCCCGTTCAAGGTTGCTGATAAGCACGGTGTCCTTGCCGTCGTTGTAGCGGAGGTTGCCCAGATGGAACAGCAGGTTGTTCTCCCACTGCGAATCGCTGCGCTTCTCCGTCTCGTCCACCACCAGCAGGGATGGCTTGGAGTGCAACGTCACCACGTCCTCCTCGGACATCTTGGAATCCTGCCGGTAGGTGGCTTTTACCTGCATGAAGAAGCCCATCGAGGTCGTGAACCGGGCCGATTTTACGCGCTGCTCCACCTGATGTCGCATCAGCTCAACCGCCAACTGGGTCTTCCCGTTGCCGTTCATGCCAAACAGGACCACGGTGAATCCTTCCCCGAGGCGCTTAATCAGCGCGTCCAAGAGCCTCCCCCATGGTCCATCCTTTACGACCTTGGCCTTCTCGTGGCGGGAAGGGGCATCCCACGCGATTTTCAGGTCGGTAATGGCAGCATGGCGCTGCTTGGCTATGGCGGCTGCTCTAGCGGCGTCCCGCTCGGTGGAGGGGATGGCTGCGGTGGCCTGCATTCGCGTCAGGATGGCTTCCAGGGGTTCGGATGGGGTGGTCATAGGGACAAGTCAATCGGGAAGTCTTTGGCTACTATGTCGCATGATTGGCGGGCTGTTTTTGGGGTGCCATTCCGACTCGGGCCGCTTCCACCGTCGTATTTACCCTCCAAAACCTTCACGCAAGAATCTGGCTTGATGAACCAGTCGAAGTCAGCCCGCCACCCACGATCACTCTCACCCCGGCAAAATGAGGAAGCCTGAATACGAGTAAGGGCTAACTTCCAGTTTTCGGAGAAGAATGAGTCTCGCATCCGGGCATCCAGCACCCGCTTTCTGGCTGGTGATAACTTCATCGCCTTCGGAAATCCTTTCAGCTTATTCCATTCAACATAAACCGGATGGTCAACTTCAGGACTGGAAGCA